TCCCTGTAGTATCCGAGCAAGGTCTCCAGTCCGTTCTCCGTGAACAGGACCGCGACTTCGAAGTTGTTCTTGTCCGCCCAGTCGCACAAGGTTCCTAAGGCGTACGTTTTACCCGTACCTCCAAGTCCCATTAAGCAGATCTTAGGGCCGAACAGGCTCTGTTGGTCTTTCGTGACCGCAGTGTCAGGGGTGAGGTTAGTTGTCATCTGATAACTCCTTTTGAATTTCGCGCGTCAAGACTTCTTCAAGGAAATCCCCGACAATAGCCTCTTTAATTACACCTTGTGGCACTGAGTATGAGCCTTTAACATTTCGGCGCATAATACAATCTTGAATCCATTCTGTTGTACCTTCATAAATAAGGACACGGATCATACGTTGTTTCGTTGTCATTGCTTGCTTTCGTAGTGGTTAATCAGAATTTCGAACTCCCGCTGGATAAACTCCGGAGAGAACTTGTTGTGTTCGGGCGTGAAGTCGACGGTGGTCAGTGCTCCGGGGACGGACCAGACATCGCGGTGCTTGCGACACGTCGCGTAGAGGGCAAGGAAAGGACACGGCGACCCGTCTTCGTTGAGACTGATGCGACGAGCCCAGACTTCTCCGCACTGACAGCAGAAGTAGGCGCGGGATGACCAGTCGGAGCAGGAACGGAAGCTAGTTGTGCTTCGGAACTCGCCAAGGTAGGTGTCTTCCGCGATGATGTATCCGTTGGGCATAGGGACTCCGTGAGATCCGGGACGAAGAATTTAGATGACCAGCGATTCATTCAATGTCTCCTAGGACAGTCTCCGTCCGCGAGACAGGGTCCCAAACACGGCGCTGGAAACGGGAGCGGAGCAGAGAGGCAGGGTCGCGCATCTGGCACACGGAAGTGAAGGGGCAGCCGCCATACTCCGCGCAAGCGTGGTCGAGGTTGTAGTCGAAGTAGCCGCTTTCCCAGGACTCGATCAGTCGCTTGGCGTCTCGGAGGAGCTGCTCGTACCAGCGCTCGACGAGCCAGGCGGGACGATAGGTGATGGCCTGGAGGGTGTCGTACTTGGTTTTGAGGATGGAGACTCCTCGGACAAGGAATCCATCAAGCTTAATGCCAGCTCTTCCGGCACCCCAGACATAACCAGTGAATTGGCTACGTAGATCCCATTGACGAGGCCAGCTTGCTCCAAGTTGGCTAGTAGTTTTGTCGTCTTCACCGAGTGCCATCCCTTCATAGTTACACATCATATCCATGCGGCCACTGTACAAGATCGGGTCCCCCGTCTCTGGGTGCTTGATATCAAGGGGCTCGAGGAAGTTGAACTCGATCCCGCGCTTGCCTCCAGGGAGGGTCATGGGGATAGCCTTGTCTTCCCCGAGGCGGTAGTGGGAGAAGTAGAACTCCAGCGCTCCGGCTGTACGCTCAGCGGACTTGGCGGATTCCGGCGGGCATTGGAAGTCGCCGTATTCCTGAAGCAAGGTCTGCAGGGCAATGGCGACTGAGTCTTGCTCCGACTTGCCGTCGACGTAGTAAGCGATTCGCCCGGCTTCGATGCCGGAGGCGTAGGCCTTGCCTGCGTGAAGATGGACGGACTGCTCGCCCGGTTTCCAGTGCTCCAGGTACTCGAGCTGGGCCTTGCGCGGGCAGGACTTGAACGTGGCCATGAGGGACGCGTCAAGGACGTTTGGGAAAGGTGGGCGGGTCATACGATTTCCTTGGATATGTAATCTCGCGCAGGCTTGTTGAGCATGGCGAGGGGCTTGGCAATGACAAAGACGTTGCGGCGTTGGAAGTAGCTGTCCGTGAAACAGTGGAGGATTCTTTGCCTAGGGGCAAGGGGAGTCTCGAGACCCTCCTCGCTTCCACAAGCGTTGAAGACCCAACAGTCTCCCTCCTCCCACAGGTCGCCCCAAAATTGGTAGTCTGCGGTGATGGACAGGCCGCAGCCTGTGATTATTACCTTCGCCACGATTAGCTTGTGTAGGTAAGGGACAGCAGGTTCGCGCGGCGTTGCTCGATTTCGCGGACTTCCTTATACGCCTCCGCCTGGATCTCGGCCTCGCGAGTTTTGAGCTTTTCCAAGACTGGCTGGATGCACTTGGCGGGTGGAGGCAGGTCGAATTCTACCTCAGTCAGGAACAAGGAATTGGTCGGCGCCTCCGAGTCCTCTTCCCGCACGATGTAGTACCAGCTGTAAAGAGGCTTGCCAAGGGCAATGGATTCTGCGCCTTCCGGCGACAGGTATAATTTCAATTTCATCTCACTCTCCTAGGTTACTCACTGGTGAACTGCACCAGCAACAGGTATTGGTTACAGACCCTCAAGCTCGCTCAGCAGGTCGTCCGAGTTAGCGATCACGGTCTTCTTTTTCCCTGCGGCGGAAGCGCGCTTGGTGGCGGAAGCAGCTGCGGCAGCCGTCATCCGACCAGCCCGGAGGAATATGATCGCCTCCTTCATCTCGTCGAGGGTTAATGTTCCTTCAGCCGCGCGGAGTCGCCATCCAGCGATCTTGGACTGAAGTTCTAAAGGTACGGGAGTGCTCATGTTAGCCTCATTGGTTGGGTGATAGATACGGGGTTGAAGGCGCGGTATAGGCGCTCAGCCAGCCAGGTGCCTGCGCAGAAGCAGACGAGGACACAGGTGATGGCGATCAGGGCCTTCATGCTTCGAGCCTTCGCGTCAGGGCGACGATCGCCTCGGGGGTGCCAGTGACCTGGAGCGTACCCGGCTCACTGCCGACGTAGGGGGCTAGGTCAAGAGCTTGCTCTGCGAAATGGACCTGAAGGAGGTCGATCAGGAAGCGCGAGTACGCTCCATGAGGGACGCGGCCTTCAAGGTCGGAGTACAGATGCGCAGCGAGGCGCGTCATCAAGGGAAGGGGCAAGGCTACGTTGAGCTGCTTCGACGGGATGAGGTTAGGGGTTTTAGCCACGGCGAAATATCTCCTTGAGATCTGACGGCACTGGGGCCGCGGAGAACAGGAACTGGTACGCGGAGGCCTTCGCCAACTGCCGCTGCATCTTTGTCACCCCTGTGGCAGGGACGGCGTACAATTCCGCCGCTAGTTCGGCGAAAGGGTCTTTCCCCTCAGCTAGAGCTCGGCGGATAATTTTCTCTGCGCACGTCATTCTTCTTCTCCCCAGGGAGCGAGCGGATCATTCGCCTCTTCGGAAGCGGCAGGGTCCTCCAGCAAGACTTCGTTGCGAGTGCTCAGCAAGTGAGACGTGACGAGATTAGCGAAGGTTGCTTCATCATCGCCCTCAATAACCAGGCGAGTCCACAGTGCAGGAGGCAGCCACAGGGCTTTAGGGCGAGCGTAGATTAAGATCATGATTGTTCCAGTTGACGGTGAATGGCTGCGACTGTCTTTGGAGACAGCCGCGGAAGGATGTTGGTGGCCTCGGGCAGGTCGAGGAACTGGCCTTGGTTAGCGAAGATCGTCGGGACGACTAACTCCACGCGGTCAAGGGTTCCTTCCCCGAAGACGCAATCGAGGATGACTTCCTGGGCTTCGAGAGCAAAGTCGAGCAGGAGGCAATCTACTCGGGCAGGCAGGGTCTTGCGCCAAGGGAGGCGAGCGCGCACTTCCGGCACAGCCTTGGGGGACCAGTCGCCGCTGACGTACTCAACGCGAGCGGATTCAGGAGCGGAGGCCAGGGGTTCTCGTACAAGGCGACGAGCATCCGGGATGCTCTTGTGCTTCCACTCGACGAAGTACCCGAGGAGAGAATCGGTTTCTTGGTGGATCAGTACGACAATGGAGCCGCGGGTCCAGTTATCTGGGTTACGATAGATGCCGGACTCGTCAGGAGTCTGGAAAGCTTTGGGAGCCTTGACCGCAGCCTGGCCGCGCATTGCTGCCTTGGCCTCGCGGAAGAGGTCGTCGAGAGTTAGTTCTTGCATAGTTGAGCCTCGCTTAGTTGATGTTTGTGCGGATTATCGTATCATAATCCACACCATATTTGACCCGGACTCGGAAAATTAGTTCCCGAGGGTTCGGGTTTATTTTTTAAGCTTGGTCAGCCCCAGTGAATACGCTGTTACTCATGTCCTTGCCCCTTTCCGCGTTCAAGCAGATGCTCGCAATCCTCAAGCAAAAAACCAGCGCCCAAGCCACGCCCACAATGCCAACTAGTGCTGCTCCCGCGACGATGATGTAGTCGAGGATGGTCATTCCTCACCACTCGTTTCAATTTCTGCGCAGACGACTCTCAGATAGTCTGCTTGGGCAGCCCTCGCTGCACCTATCACAGCCAGCACGCCGACTAAGCAGGCTAGCTCTCGCCGTATATAAGACGCTTCGTTACTTTTATACGGGCGCATTTTAGTCAGTCCTCTAGGTCAGGCTCCGGAAAGTTCTCCGCGGCTTC